CCCCTCGATACTACTTGTGCCATAATTCCATATACTGATATGTCATTATAACTATCCACTACTGGCTCATCTTGAACTGAGTTTTTATCATCTCTCATCAATAGTGTTTTAATTCTTTCTGTCTTGTCTTGTATTCTGAACCATAAACCCAATAGAGATAACTTAATATCTTCCTTGGTTTTCAGCAACGAACCAACTGCCACATTTTGTGGTCCGTAGTCGTGTTGTTTGTGTAAGAACAATTCGTATTGTTCTTGTTGTATAGTTCTAAATTCTTGTGTCATTTCGGGATATTTGTTTTCCATATATCCAACGACATCTGTTGGGTCATATTCTTGACCGACATCATCAACGACTCTTGGAAAGTCTAATGCTGAATCTGGTTGTCCCTTTGGTGTGTCTTTAATTTCCATTACTTACTCCATATTTTTTTTAGTTGTTTCTCATCTACACCATACTTTGATATAATTGAATATACGACATCTTTACCCATAATGTCAAGCGTTTTTTCAATATTTTGTGAACTTTCTTCAAAGTGTTCACATAATATGTCCATAGCCCACTTTTCTATCTTAGATTTCTTCTTAGATTTAGTGTATCGTAAGTATGTATTTCCTCGTGGTAATAAATTTGTGTAGAATTGATAAACCGTCTTTGGTTTCAATTCCCAATATTGTTGTATTTCATTTACAACTTCTATCCAATCGGCTTTCATTGATAAAAACCTATGCACCATATAATTAGACCAGGTCTTCTTATCTGATTCAGATAGTTCGTCCCAATACAATTGGTTCTGAACATTTGTAACTTGTTTTATGTGGTCAAATAGTGTTTTTGTTTTCATAGTGAATAACCTTAGATATAAATAAATATCTTGTATGAATCTGAAAATGTAATTTTTTTAATATTGATTTGTCATTTCTGTTCTTGGAAATGATACTTTATGTCTTTTGTAGTCAATGCTATCTTGATAAAGTTCATCAACTTCATTTGAGTATTTATACTTACCGACATTATCTTTAATGTTAATATTATTTCTTGCAACAAAATCTAATTTATCTGTGTCGTCAAATAGTTGTTTATCAGTTTTACCAATCTTAAATCCATACTGAACATCAAGTTCAAAGTCATCTCCATTAGATTTAAGGGAAAAGTTACAATTAAAGTGTGAGTCTTTCAGATTATATCCTTTAAAATTATCTCTGATGATAAAATTAATATTAGATTTGTTCGTTGTATTTACCATTACCCAAGCAAATCCTTTGATTGTCTTTATAACTTCATTTTCAATTGTATCAACTATATTGTTTTGTTCTGTTGATAGTAAAAATTCATTTGTAAATATACTATTGTCTTTTTCTTCTTTTAATTCCACTTCTACTTCACCAACTTGTAGTGAGTTCTCTCTAATTCTCGCTCTATAATATGGTGGTTTTCCACCCTTTTCTTTTGGTGTGGCGTATGAGAAGTCATCTCCGATTAAGTCCTCTCCCTCTCTTGTGAAATTAAGAGATTTTAATAATGTTTCAATCAAGAAAGCTCTTAGATGTCTAATCATCGATATATTTTTGTAATCATTTGAAGTCCAAGAATTTAGTATTGTTTTTTCTTTCGATACATCAAACTCATCTTTATAAACATCTAAAGGTGTGTGGTCCAAAATGTCTGTTGATTGCATTAAATTTAATAATCCATTGTTGGCAAAATATTTGTGATTATCATACAAGAATTTTAATTGTAGCATAAAGTCCATATGGTTTTCCTTTGGATAACCTGGTATCCAATTTGCATTATAAAATACATTACTCTCGTGAGCAGATTTTAAGAAGAAACTAACATCATCAGAAGTTTGTCCCTTTTCCATTAGTGCTAATATCTTATTCACTCCATTTTCTACACCAACATTCATATAATTCAATCCAACATTGACTGCTTTTGTTAANAATTCTCCGTTCAACTTCTTGTGTGTCCTAAAATGCCCACCCCAATGCATTTTTGGTATGTTTCCATTATCTGTTTCTTCTTGTAACTTATCTACAAATTTTTTAAAATTAGGCATTGACCCATTAATTAATGAATCAGTAAACCAAAAGTTATTAATGCCAGTTCGTTCTTCTAATCCTTTCATTTCACCAACGATTTTTTCATTGTTTTTGTATCTGTATAGTCGTGTTTCACTACAAAATGTACACTTAAAAGTACAACCTCTTGAAGTTTGCATAGGTAATGTAATTTCTAAATCAAATAATTCTGCCAGCTTTTTGTAATCGTCAAGTATACTTTCGTCCCAACTTGGTATTTCTAACTCGTTTAAATTTTGTGGTAATAATCCACCATTAAATACTGGTGTTCTACCACTACGACCCTTTTTCAATACCGTAGGAAAACTTGGTGTCATTTTATCCCAACGATAAATACCTCTAATATTTTCATAATGGCCATCTTCTATATATTTATTTACCAAATCAGCTATTATTTTTTCTCCGTCATTAGAACCACAAGCCACATCAACAAACTCTCTATAATTATCATTTTCAACTAACCCTGCTGACTCTGCATACCAAGAGTATGGACCACCATACCAAATTTGTATCTTTGGATTTTTTTGTTTTAAGTATCTGGCAATATAGTCTGTCGTTACGATATTGGAAATGTAAGTGGTAAATGCCACCACATCATACTCTGCTAACTTATCTATATACTCGTGCCACAAGTCTTTAAAATAAGGTAGTATTTCTGTTTGAAAGTTTGTTTCTGAATTCCAAGGTTTATCGTTACCCCAATCCCAAAACTCTTCTATATTCTTTTCTTTGGTGTATAACGATGTTCTAATGTTTAAGTCAACTTGTTCAACTTCAACATCTTTATGTTTAATGTGTGATTTTAAACTTCCAATTGCAAATGAAGGTGTTTCAACTGACCATTGTGGGCATATACATAGTGCTAATTTCATACAAAGCAATCTCCCAACATCCAAGTTATTAGTGAGTGTCTTGTTCCTTTTGTGATTGGTGTAACTCTATGTGATAGAAATGCTGGAAAGATAGTTATACTACCTCGTGTTCTGTTTGCTTTGTGATTATTTTTACCTGTTTCGTCTGTGATACCGAACTCTAAATCTCCACCCTCATAGTTTTTCTCATCACTTAACTGAACGACTGCGGTTAGTTTTCTTGTGGAAGTTTCTTTTGCTCCGCTATCCGTATGCCATTTGTATTTACCACCAACACCATACTTTAATATTTTTACTGATTCTAATTCTTGTATATTGTATTTAAATATAGAGTGATTTGCTAATTCAAATACCATTTTTAATTTATTGTTTAGTTTTTCGTCATTGATTTTGACTTCTTGGTTATCACGAACCTCTTTATTCATAATATTATTATCATAATTGCCGGCAAGTTCTGATATCATTGGTTCTTTTCTTTCAAGATACCTCATCAACTTTATACATTGTTCGGTTGATAGGAAGTTTTCTTTATGAACTACAAATTCAAATGTATCGTTTTGTATCATACGAATGTATCTCCTACTCCCCAACACACACAAGAATATCTATTACCTTTCGTTATTGGTGATACGCCGTGTCCTGCAAATGAAGGATGTATAATTAATTTTCCTACTTCTGGCTCTATTTTTGTTCCGTCAAATATTGAGAACTCTCCACCCTCGTAATCTGTATTTAAAAATACGATACAAGTTAATTTAACTGAACTGAATTGTTGTATCGGGTGAAAATCTGAGTGTGGATTATACCAATCTCCTACATTATATCTGTGTGCTTGTAGTCTATTTTTATATATTCCTTTGATGTCGTATTTGTATGTGGTCGCATCTGCTATTTTGATTGCAGTCCAAAACATATCTAAATATTTTTGATTATAAGCTTCACTAATGTTTAACATACAAACACTTTCGTCCATAACCTCTGCTTCTCCGCCTGTGTAGTGTCCCTTTTTTCTTGTAGATTGTTTATTAATATAGTCTATCATATAGTCACAATCCTCTTGTGAGAAAAAGTTCTTTCTTTCCACTACCCATTTGAAGTTTTGATTTAACTTCAAATCGTCCATATCTATTGGTTTATACATATTTATCCTTATCTGAAGTGGTCTCCGACAAATAATTCTTGAATTACATATCGTTTACCTTTTGTTACTGGCGTTACATTATGGCATAGAAATGCCGGAAATAATGTTAATGAACCTTTTAATTTGTTCATCGAGTACCACTCTTTTGTATCTTTGTCTTGGATACCGAACTGAACATCTCCACCCTCGTATTCACTTGGGTCTGTCAATTGAACAATTCCTACAATTTTTCTATTGGAACAACTACCTGCATTAAAATCTGTGTGCCATCCGTAGAATCCACCATCTTGGTATTCTATTAGCTTTAATTCATCATCACAACCATCAACATCAAAATGAAAAACACTATCATTGACTATGTTTACCATTTGAAACATTTTATTTTGTAACCATTTCCAATCTTTGTTGGTCTTATCTGGTCTGAATTCATTATCGGGTTGGTCAAACAAATACCACTCATTAGTTTTTCTAATTTCTGGCAATATTGCTGTTCCCTTTTCATCTCCGACACAACCAATTACATCTT